TATCAAATGTTTACTGACCATAGAAATTCTATGGGTGCAAAGAAACTAGACTTTGAATCTAATAACTATGGTGTACAGATAGCATCTGCATGGTTTGTACGTCAATTTGAAAATGAATACAATCCTTTACACATACACACTGGTTCCAGACTGTCTTGTGTAGGATACTTAAAACTTCCAGAAGGAATAGAAGAAGAGTGGGAAGAAGACTACAAAGACCATCATCCTTCTAATGGTCATATCCAGTTTGCAAGTGGAACTGCGGCTGGGTATACCTGCACTAACTTTATAATTAAACCACNAGTTGGTGACTTCTACGTATTCCCTTCTCAACTATTTCACTGCGTGTATCCTTTTTACACAGAAGGTGAGAGAAGGTCTTTCAGCATGAACATGAATTTTATTGAAGTGCCGAAAGAAAAAAGTGTTGACAAATAGTTATTTATCAGTATAACTATAGTCATACGAGTGTGGGTAAGCTCGCTACTTACTCACATTCACAACCCGCAAACTACAAAAGTCTTAAAGATTACCTGTTTAACATGGCCTATTAACTACATTGGTTGCAACCTTTGTACGATGTACACCCTAGATTAATCAGCCTCTGCAAAGAATTGTAATGTTTGCATCTGTTAAAAATGCCAAACATAGGAGAACCTCATGGCTTTTGCATCCGCAACTGGGTATGGTAATCTTCCTAACGGTAATTTTTCGCCCGTCATTTACAGCAAACAGGTGCAACTTGCTTTCCGTAAGCAAGCTGTTTCTGAAGCAATCACTAACTCTGACTACTTCGGAGAGATTGCAAACATGGGTGATTCCGTTAAGATTATCAAGGAACCCGAAATTACAGTCAAGGCTTACAATCGTGGCGCAGCAATTACACCACAAGACCTTGATGACGAAGACTTCAGCCTAACAATTGATAAAGCTAATTACTACGCTTTTAAGGTTGATGACATCGAAGAGGCACATTCACACGTAAACTTCCAGTCTCTGGCAAGTGACCGTGCTGCATACCGCCTTGCTGACCAGTTTGACCAAGACGTTCTTGGTTACATGTCAGGTTACAAACAAGCCGCACTTCATGCAAATGCAAGTGCAGTAAACACTACTGTTAATGGCTCAATAGCTGTTTCTACTGCAGGTACAGACGAACTTCTTTCTTCAATGAAGATTGATGCTGCATCCTTCGGTGGTTCTAGCGGTGACGCATTAGCACTTCAGCCACGTACGGGTGGCGCAACAGACTCGACTCCTGCTGCTGGCGATACTTTCCCGCTGACAGTGATTGCTCGCATGTCTCGTCTACTGGACCAACAGAATGTTGATTCACAGGGACGTTGGCTTGTTGTTGACCCAGTGTTCATGGAACTGTTGAAAGACGAAGACTCTCGTTTGTTCAACGCTGACTTTGGTGGTTCTGGTCTTCAGAACGGTCAAGTTGGTACACAGATTCATGGTTTCACTGTGTACACTTCTAATAATCTACCAACACTTGGTACAGGTCCGTCCACTACTGGAACGAACTCTTCAACCAACTTTGGTGTGATTGTTGCAGGTCACTCATCTGCTGTTGCAACTGCAGAGCAGATTAACAAAACCGAAACGTATCGTGACCCTGACAGCTTTGCTGACATTGTTCGTGGTATGCACCTTTATGGTCGCAAGATACTTCGTCCTGAAGCACTTGTTAACGCCATTTACCACTTAGCATAGGGAGATTGAAAAATGGCACTAGGCGCACAAACAACTTCCACTGTTAACATCTATGGTCGTTCAGGTCAGGCATCTCCGGGTGTTCCTTACATGATTGAAGGAGTACTTGATTTTGCTCTAGCGACTGCAGATAAAGGCACAGCACTTGCAGCTAACGATGTTATTCCGGGTCTTACTATTCCCGCGAATACGTTGATTCTACATGCTGGTCTGGAAGTACTAACAGTACATGCAGGTACATCAAGTAATACCGATTTTGATTTTGGTATTACAGGTGGAGACCTTGACAACTTTGTTGATGGTTTTGACTTTGATGCCGCTGCAGCAGGTGCTTTTGCAGCTTCNGCTGAAGGCGGTCCTGTAATGGTTAATGCTACGGATACCATTGACCTTGAAATTCAAGCAATGACAGGTACAACAACAGGCGGTTCACTCCGCATGTTTGCTATCTGTATTGACTGCACAAGTCAAAACGCTACGAATTTCGGAGCCAACGAAGTAGACCGTGACACACTTGCTTAATTAGCATGGAGGGGCAGGGCAAATGTACTTGCCCCTTCATTTTATTATATTAAGGATTTTAAATGGCTGAGACATACCTATCGTTAACGAACAAAGTTCTAGTTAAGTTAAATGAAGTGGAATTAACGTCTACTACATTTACTACTGCGCGAGGTGTTCAGATACAGGCCAAGAACGCTGTCAATGAAGCGATTAGATATATTAATCAAAGAGAATTTAATTACCCTTTTAATCACGCTACTAACACAGAAACTTTAGTACCCGGAAGTGTTCGTTATAGTATACCAACTACTGCAAAAACAGTAGACTATAATACTTTTAGAATAGTTAAAGATGGTGATGCTGGCATTAGCGGTGGTAAGTTAAGTAAATTAGATTATAATGAATATATAAACTCATATATAACACAAGAAGATGAGATTGTTACTACAACACTTAATGGCTCTCATTCTAATTCTGTTGCTACTTTAACACTAACTTCAACAACAGGTTTAAGTGCAACTGGAAAAGTATATATAGGTAATGAAATAGTTACTTATACTGGTATTCTTGGTAATGATATTACTGGATGCACAAGAGGTGCAGAGGGTACTACTGCTTCTGCTCACGCAACTGGTGTACAAGTAGCTCAGTTTCAAGATGGTGCTACACCTATGTATGTAGTTAGAACACTAGATAATAACTATTTATTATATCCGTTTCCCGAAAAAGAGTATTCTATTAAATATGATTACTTTACTTTTCCTTCTGATATGTCTGCTCACGGAGATACAACAACTATTCCCGACAGATTTTCACCTATTATTGTAGACGGTGCTGTCTCGTATGTGTATCAGTATCGTGGTGAAACACAACAGTATGGTATTAATTTTTCTAGATTTGAGCAGGGTATTAAAAATATGCAAACTTTACTTATTAATAAGTATGAGTATATTCGTTCTACCTATATACCACACACAGGAAATTCTAGAGGTTCTAGTAGCATAAGGGTTAACTAAATGTCTGATACTGTACCTTTTGCTTTTAATTGTGAGGGCGGTTTAGTATTAAACCGTTCTACATTTATTATGCAACCGGGTCAAGCACTAGAGCTTACTAACTTTGAACCAGACATCGAAGGTGGCTATAGGCGCATAAATGGTTTTCAACCATACGTACAGCAAATAGTACCTGAAGATGCCAATTCTTCTGAACCAGTAATAATGGTAGCTTTATTTAGTAACTATGTATTGGCTGCTAGAGGGCGTAATATATATAGCTCTGCATCTAATCAACTTTCTCAAAGAGTACTTTCGAGTACTGCTATGACGGGTTCAGGTATTGTAAGCGTAAATAGTACTACCTCATTTAGTTCAAGTGGTACTATACAAATTAATTCAGAAATATTTACTTACACAGGGGTTACTGCTACATCTTTTACAGGTGTAACTAGAGCAACTAGTAGCACCACAGCAGCAACACACGCAGATAATAGTATAGTATCTGAGACGTGGACAGTACGAGACAGCGGTAGAACAGGTGCTTCAAAGTATAACTTTGAAAGATTTAACTTTGACGGTACAGATAAAATTGTTATAGTAGATGGAGCTAATGCACCAACAGTATTTAATGCATCTCTTAGTGTTACTGATATCAGTGACAGTGCCGTATCAGGTTCTAAGTTTGTAGCTTCTTTTAAAAACCACATGTTCTACGCAGGTAAATCTACTACTCCACAAGAGGTAGTATTTAGTGTACCTTTTGATGAGGATAACTTTAGTAGTGGTAGTGGTGCAGGTAGTATAAAAGTTGATGATACTATTACAGGACTTAAAGTTTTCCGCGATGACTTATTTATATTTTGTGAAAATAGAATATTTAAACTGAGTGGTTCTTCTAGTTCTAACTTTGCAGTAACAGCAGTTACTCGTGACATTGGTTGTGTAAATGGTTTTACTATTCAAGAATTTGCTGGTGACCTTATTTTTCTTGGCCCTGATGGGTTGCGAACGATTGCAGGTACAGCAAGGATTGGTGACGTGGAACTGGGTACTATAAGTTCTAATGTACAATCTTTATTTAAGGATAATTTAATTGACTCAGCAAATTTTGATTCAATTGTAATACCAGATAAAACACAATACAGAATATTTTTTAGCAAAGATAGGACAGAAAAAAGTAGTATAGGTGTTATCTGTGTATTAAAGGGAACAGGTTTTGAGTTTTCTACATTAAAAGGAATTAAACCTGCTTGTACAGATACAGTTTTGCAAAATGGAGAAATTATACCTATACACGGTGGCTTTGATGGTTTTGTGTATAGACAAGATATCGGTAATAGCTTTAATGGTTCTTTAATAGGTGCTAAGTACAGGAGTCCTGATTTAACTTTTGGAGACCCCGGTATAAGAAAGTATATACAACGAGTAAATGTTAACTATGCACCTGAATCAACCATTGACGCAGACTTGTTTGTGCGGTATGATTATGAAGCTGCAGGTTCTCCTAGACCAGATGCTTATCCATTAGATAGTACTAATGTTGCGGGTATATACGGTAATACTACATATGGTAGTGCTGTTTATGGTGGACCTTCTCAGCCTATTGTAAGAAAATCGGTAGAGGGTTCTGGTTTTGCAGTAGCATTACGAGTAGAAGATGGGGAAAATGATACTGCGCCATATTCACTAAAAGGATTTCAAATGGAATATCAAGTAGGGACTAGACGCTAATGGGTGCTAATTATACAAGACAATCCACGTATGCAGATGGTGATACTATTTCTGCTGCGGATACCAATGATGAGTTTGACCAACTAGTTGCTACATTTGCTGCTAATACAGGACACTCACATGACGGCACTGCGGGTGAAGGTGGTCCTATAACAGGATTAGCTACTAACACACTTACCATAGGTACAGGTGCGGATACAGATATTAGTGTAACATTTAATGCTAATACAGCAGATGGTGTTCTCACATGGATGGAAGACGAAGACTACTTTCAATTCTCAGATGACATTCTTATGTCTACTACAGAGAAACTGCAGTTTCGTGATACAGCCATATACATCAACTCTAGTACAGATGGACAGCTTGACTTAGTTGCAGATACAGAAATTCAGATTGCTGCAACTACGATTGATATCAATGGTAATGTAGATATCTCTGGTACACTAACTATCGGTAGTGCGGGTATATCCGAAGCTGAACTAGAAATACTAGATGGTGCAACACTTACCACAACAGAATTAAACATCATGGATGGTGACACATCTGCATCTGCTACGACTGTAGTGGACGCTGACCGTGTTGTATTCAATGATGATGGAACTATGAAACAGGTGGCGGTCACAGACTTAGCTGCCTATTTTGATGACGAAATTACAGCCATGCCAAATCTAGTTAGCACTGGCGCACTAGCCAGCGGTAGCATTGCAAGTGGTTTTGGTACGATAACAACATCAGGTGTTATTACTGGTGGCACAATAGAGGCTACAACAGACACAGCGGCAGGTGACAATGCGGCTATGGGGTACACTGCAGCAGAGGGACTTATCCTAACTGGTCAGGGTTCAACAAACGATGTNACAATTAAAAACGATGCNGATGCAGATGTTATAGAAATNCCAACAGGNACAACTAACGTGACTNTAGCTGGAACANTAGGNGTTGNTGGTGGTTCTTCTAATGGTGTTGNTTTATCTCAAGGTGCAATAGCTATTAAAAACGGTGGCGCTAAGTCTTACGTTGATTTTTATTGTGAATCAAGCAATGCTCACTATACGAGAATAGAAGCAGCGGCACACTCTGCTTACAGTGGTAACGTCACGGCAACACTACCTGTAACAACAGGAACACTAGCACTAACTTCTGAAGTACCTACGACGGAATCAATACAAGATATTGTCGGGGCTATGTTTAGTTCCAATACAGAAACAAATATCACAGCAACTTATCAAGATGCTGATGGTACTATAGACTTGGTTGTTGATGCTGAATTGTCTAGCGTCACATCTTTGGGAACTCTAACAAGTCTAACTGTAGATGACGTTGTAATTAATGGTTCAAACATCGGGCGCACAGATGACACAGACCTGATGACGGTTGCTAGTGGTGTGTTGACTGTTGCTGGTGAAGTTTCTATGACTACACTAGATATAGGTGGTACAAATGTTACATCTACTGCTGCTGAACTTAACTATAGTGACACTGGTGCAGCAGTAGGCACAGTCGTTGCTAGTAAAGTAGTCACAGCAGATGCCAACAAGGATGTAGCTAGNTTNCGTAACATTACTCTTACNGGAGAGTTGGACGCAGGTTCGCTTGACGTATCGGGTGACGCAGACATTGACGGAACCTTAGAGGCAGATGCCATCACGATAGGTGGCACGGCTATAGCCAGTGTTCTTAGCCCGGTTGCTGGTAGCGGTAGCATCGTCACAACAGGCGCACTCAATAGTGGCTCAATCACAAGTGGCTTTGGTGCAATCAACAATGGTGCTAGTGCCATTACTACAACTGGGGTTGGTTCGTTTGGGTCGTTAGACATTAGCGGTGACATTGATGTTGATGGAACAACTAACCTTGATGTTGTGGACATAGATGGTGCTGTTGATATGGCATCTACTCTTGGTGTCACTGGTGTGGTTACGGCAAACGCAGGTGTTGTTGTAGATACCATGACCCTTGACGGGGCTGCCCTTACAGCCACGGGTGATTTTACTGCTACTGTTGCTGGCACAGTGCTAGTTGATGCTGCTGGCGATATTGTTCTTGATGCAGCGGGAGATGATATACTATTAAAATCTGCTGGTACTCACGAAGGTAATATAAATCTTGCAAGTAGTAACTTAACAATTAAATCAATCGTTTCTGATAAAGATATTATTTTTCAAGGAAATGACGGTGGTGCTGGAATAACAGCCCTCACCCTTGATATGTCTGCGGCAGGTGCGGCAACATTCAATAACGATGTTACTGCCTTCTCTGATAAACGATTGAAGACCGATGTAACAGATATAGAAAATGCTCTTGATAAAGTACAACAGATGCAGGGCGTTTATTACAGAAGAAATGACGTAGAAGATGCCAAGATGCAAGTTGGTGTTCTCGCACAGGACATGGAACAGGTACTACCTGAAGTAGTCCTGACTGCTGATGATGAGATGCAGACTAAATCGGTTGACTATGGAAAGATAACATCTGTCCTAATTGAAGCAGTTAAAGAGCTATCTGCAAAAGTAGAGTATCTTGAAGGTAAAAAAGAATGTTCTTGTGGTGGAGATAAGTAATGACGCTACAGTCCAGTGGTGCAATATCGTTTTCGCAGATACAAACAGAGTTTGGTGGCTCTAACCCTATTAGCATATCTGAGTATTATCGTGGTGGGGATAATGTTCTAGACCACAACACAGATATTCCTGAAAGCGGTGCAGTTGCACTATCTGACTTCTACGACGGACAAAATGAAGCACCATCATACACCGTTGAATATATGCTTGTAGCTGGTGGAGCAGGGGGTGCCTTCTACGGTGGTGCTGGTGGCGGTGCGGGTGGTATGCCCACAGGTTCTTTCACACAGAACGCTGATGGAAGTGCAACGTCTATAACCATCGGGGGTGGTGGTACATCTTATGTAGCTGCCAACAACTCTAATAACCATGGTGGTAACGGAAGCAATTCAGTTATTG